TATAAATAACTATGAAAACAAAGTATAAACTAATAGTGAATGGTTCTGGAAGTTATTCAGAAGATTCATTGTTCAAACTATATTTTACGATTTTAAGACATCGCTTCCATCATCTATGTAAAGGTGAAGGATGGCGAGATTGAGGCTGACCATAGTGGTAGTCTCGCAACCAATCTCAAGTCCAGTGCTATGGATTGAGATTTCTTCAATACCAACCTTGCTTATATAAGGAGGAATTATGGTTACATTAGCACCACACTCAGCATTTACCGCAAACGATTTAGAACGATTCATGGGATTATCCATTGGATTTGATTCTATGTTCAATCGTGTCGCAAACTTCCCACAACAAGAGAATGGGTCTTATCCACCCTACAACATCCGAAAAGAAGATGACTTCAACTTTGTCATCGAACTGGCACTTGCCGGATTTTCGGAAAAAGATGTTGAAATAGAACTTACGGAAAATGTTCTTTCTATTCGTTCAACTGATGAAAAGGGAAAACAAAACTCGGATACACCAGATTATGTTCATAGAGGAATTGCGAATCGTTCTTTCTCTCGTAAGTTTTCTCTGGCCGATGACATTATTGTCAAAGGTGCAGAGTTTGAAAATGGTCTTCTTAACATCACTTTGGAAAGAGTTGTTCCAGATGAAAAGAAACCAAGAATAATTCCAATCACAAATCCAAATGTGATTGAACACAAGAAGAAGTAATTTCTTGTCTCCCTTCCAGAGAACTATATACTTTGGAAGGGTTTTTTTATTTTAAATTATTGGGAGATTATTATGTTACCTTTATTATTGTTTAATGTTATTTCTAGTCTTGTCATGGACAAAGCAACAGATTTAGCAACTGAGCACGTGGAAAGTATGATAGATGATTTACTTCCAAAAGATGCAAAAAAAGAATTAGATAAATTTATAAAAGAAGACCCAGCACATCAATTCACAACTGCTAAAGAAGCATTGATGGCTGCTGTTGATGGAAATTTGCCTATCGTTAAAGCTGATGGAACTCTCAAACCAATAGAAACAACATTTACAGTTTCGTATGATCCTACTACTGGTTCGATTGATATAAATAAAATATAAAGCCAAGTTTTATATAATACAAAGTGAGATAATATGGATAACAAATACACTGGACATCCAGATAAGTTAGATGATGATCCGAAAGTAGAAGATACTGGTGGATTAGATGCTCTGTTTCAAGGAGTGTACAGTTCTGTAGTAGAAGCACAAAATGTTATAGAACAACATTATTTAGAAGAGGTGACTAAGGATTATTTTGATGAAGAGGGCAAACCAAAAATGATTACGCTCACTCTTCCTGCTAGTAATGGTGAGATGAAACCAACTATGATTCCCGCCATAACTTTAGTTCCTCACAATGGTTTAAGTATCAAAGAAGTAGAAATAGAAATGCAGGTCGCTCTATCTATGGGTGACCCCAAACCCGCACCCAAAAAAGGATTTTTGAGAAGGCTGGGTACGGATATGAGTAATCGTAATGGAGGCAAAGAAATGGCTAAAATTCGGGTGGTATTCAATGGTAACGCTCCACCAGAAGGTTTGGCTAGAATTAAAGATCAACTGATTAAATTATTACCATCATAAAAAAGGAGAGTTATGGCAGATATGAGTGCATTTACTGGATTACCGATTGAAGAATTGATAGGTGGACCACTAATAGGTGCAGCAAAAGGACAAGCAAAACTAGCACAAATTACAATGGATTTCGTCAATCAAATGGCATTTCAAGAAGACGGAGTGACAGCAAAATTAATTCCAGTTATTGTAGATCGTTTAGTAAAAAATCCAGATACAGGTGCTGTAGAAAAATTACAACAAACTCTACAAGTTTCACCAATTACTCTAGTAGAAATTCCTAACTTTTCCATGCAAGATATGGAAATTGAATTTTCTATGGAAGTGAAACAGTCATCTCAAGAAAAATCTGCTACTGAAAATAAAAGTGCTCACGAAGCTGCAGTAAAAGCTTCAGTTGGCTATAGCGGATGGGGAGTTAAGGTAAAGGTAGAAGCAAGTTATAAATCAACTGCATCTGTAAGTGCCTCTAAAGAACAAACCAGAGGTTCTGACTTTTCAGCAAAATATCATGTTAAATGTACCGCAACACAAAAACCACCAACTGAAGGAATGTCGAGGTTTACTCAAATTCTTGCAAGTGCGATTGAACCAATCGAAACTACTGGTACAAAACCAGCTGGGGGTTGATTTTAATTAATGGTTGGTGGATTTTTATATTTCACCAACCATTTTATAATAAATGGAGATAAGTAAAATGGCAGTCAAGATACCACCTTACAATGGTCACCTATCAAAAAACTTTGGGTATCAAGAAATGATAAAAAGTTCAACAGCTGATCGTTTGGGTATATCAAATGATGCATCAAGAGAACACGTTATCAATTTAACAAATCTCTGTAATTTTATCTTACAACCAGTAAGAGAAGAATTTGGAGTTATTCGTATCAATAGCGGATATCGTTCTCCTGCATTGAACAAGGCAGTGGGTGGTTCGGCTACAAGTCAGCATTGTAATGGTCAAGCAGCAGATTTTGAATCGACACGAATTTCCAATCCAAACCTCGCAAAATGGATAGAGAAAAATTTAGAATTTGACCAACTCATTTTAGAATTTTATGATGGTGTTGACCCAAATAGTGGATGGATTCATTGCTCTTATGTTCTTGATGGGAGTAATCGTAATAAAACAATGACAGCACTGAGAGTAAATGGAAAGACAAGTTATAAGTCAGGACTTCTCTCATAGGAGAAGAATATGAAATATTTTTGGAAAACGTATTTAAGATTTTTATTTTTCATAGGTCAATTCAATACACGAAAGAATTGGATTGACAATCACATTAAAATATGTTATAATAAATTAAATCAGTCAAACTATATCCAAAATAATCTTGATGAAAAAACATAAATGAGTTTCTACACTAACGTTGTAACACTAGGAAATAATATATTATTTCGTGGTATCTCTTCTGACGGCAAAAGATTCAAAGACCGAATAGAATACCACCCTACCTTATTCATACCCACCAAAGAAGAAACAAAATTTCGCACTCTAGAAGGTAAACCAGTTGGAGAAATCCAGCCAGGAACTATGAGAGAGTGTCGCGACTTCATTCGCAAATACAAAGATATCGACAACTTCAGTATTTACGGTAATGATAAATGGGAGTTCTCTTTTATCGCAGAACACTTTCCAGAAGAACATATCAACTATGACTTTGAGAAGATTCGTATTGCTTATCTTGATATTGAGACTGGCTCTGAGAATGGATTTCCTAATATCGAAACTGCTAACGAAGAAGTAACAGCAATCACAATCAAGGTTGACAAGAAGTGTTTTGTTTTCGGTAGAGGTGAATTTGTTCACGATAGAAAGAATGTTTTCTATTTCCGATTCGATAGTGAACGAGCATTACTACAGAAGTTCTTTGAGATATGGGATAAAGAATCTCCAGATATTGTCACAGGATGGAACATAGAGACATTTGATATTCCTTATCTTGTCAATCGTGCTAAAAGATTATTTGATGCTAGAAAAGACCCATCGAAATTACTTTCGCCTTGGAGAAAGGTAAGAGAGTACACAATGTATGGTATGGGAGGTAAGGAACTTCAGGCATATTCTATTATGGGTGTGGAAACTCTTGACTATCTTTCTACATATCGTAAATTTACTTACATCAACCAAGAGTCGTATCGACTTGACCATATCGCCTTTGTAGAATTGGGTGAACGTAAATTGGATTATTCCGAGCAGGGTTCTCTCCATCTTCTTTACAAAAACGATTATCAGAAGTTCATAGAATATAATATCAAAGATGTGGAGTTGGTAGAACAACTTGAAGGTAAGATGAAACTACTTGAAATGGTAATCTCACTTGCTTATCTGAGTAAAGTAAATTACAGCAATACATTCGGTCAAGTTCGGATGTGGGATACTCTGATTTACAACAATCTTCTGAGGAAGAACATTGTAATTCCACCCAAAACACATTCCAGTAAAGATTCTCAATTTGAAGGTGCGTATGTGAAAGACCCACAAATTGGTGCTCATAATTGGGTTGTGAACTTTGACTTGAATTCGTTGTATCCTCATCTCATAATGGGTTACAATATTTCTCCTGAAACTTTGATTACTGATGAGTTGCCAAAAGAGTTACAACTTATCAAAGACACACGGCCAGGTGTGAATGGATTGCTGGATGAATCAATGGATTTACAAGCACTGACAAAATACAAAGTAACCTATACTCCTAACAACGAATTTTACAAGACGGATAAACAAGGTTTTCTTCCAGAGATGATGCAAGAACTATATGACAATCGTGTCAAATACAAATTGTTGATGATCGAAGCAAAGAAGAAGTTGGAGAAAGAGAAGGATAGAAAAGAAAAGAGAAAACTATCTCATCTCATTTCCAAGTATCACAATATGCAGAACAACCTAAAGATTACTCTCAACTCGGCATTTGGTGCGATGGGTAATCAACATTTCCGATACTTTGATCAACGAATCGCAGAAGCCATTACTACTTCAGGTCAGTTGTCTATCAAGTGGATTGAGAAAGAAATCAATCGTTATCTGAATGAGGTTCTAAAACCAGAAGAAGAAAAAGATTATGTTGTTGCGGTAGATACTGATTCCGTTTATATCTGCATGGATGACCTTGTGAAACAAGTGTATGGTGATGACATAGAAGACAAGAACAAAGTGATTGATTTTCTCGATAAGGTTTGTGCTGAGCAGATGGAAAAGGTTATTGATAAATCTTATGATAATCTTGGTTCTTATGTAAATGCGTTTGAACAGAAGATGGTAATGAAACGAGAGAATCTTGCAGACAAAGCACTCTGGACAGCCAAGAAGAGATACATTTTGAATGTGTATGATTCAGAGGGTGTGAGATACGAAGAACCTAAACTCAAAATGATGGGAGTGGATGCAATAAGAAGTTCAACGCCCACTGCTTGTAAAGAGAAGATGAAACATCTCTTTAAGATTATTATGAATGGAACTGAAGATGATGTTATATCATACATTGATGATTTTCGTAAAGAGTTTATGACATTGGGAGCAGAAGAAATCTTCTTTCCTCGCTCGGTTCGTGGTCTTGAGAAATATCACGATGCTGCTCATCTTCACAAGAAAGGTGCTCCTGTTCATGTCAAAGCTGCGTTGCTTTACAACAAACTCTTGAAAGATCACAAACTAGTAAATGATTATCCTACAATCAAAGATGGTGAGAAGATAAAGTTTGCTTATCTCAAGAAACAGAATACTACTGGTGGAGAAGTGATTGGGATTTTGAATCAACTTCCTAAAGAGTTTGAGTTACAAGAGTTTATTGACTATGATAAGATGTTTTCAAAATCGTTTATTGAACCGATGAAAGTTATCTTGGATGCTGTGGGGTGGCAAACAGAACACATTTCAAATTTGGAAAGTTTTTTCGGTAATTAATGTTTTTCGGACTTCTCACTTTAGCAACAGCGCTTGCTATTTCAGTTGTAGCTGCATATTATTCTATCGTTGGTTTGATGGCAATCTTTGCTGGTGCGACAACCGCAATTGTGGTAATGGGCGCGGTATTGGAGGTGGGAAAATTAATCTGTGCAAGTTGGACATTTACCAACTGGAAAACTTCTCCGATTATAATGAAATCCTATTTTATCTCTGCAATTATTGTTTTGATGTTGATAACCTCACTTGGTATATTTGGATTTCTTTCTCGGGCTCACATTACTCAATCGTCACCCACTGCTCTATTAGAGTCACGAATACAACGAATAGAACTCAAGGTAGAACAACGACAAAAAGAAATCGGTAGACACCAAAGTAGATTGGATATTTTAGATAAAGCATTTGAGAGATACATTGAACTTGGTGCAGTGAGTAAAGGATTACAAAAAATTGGAGAGATGGAGAATGAAACTAATCTCCTGAAAACAAAAATACAAGGATTAGAAAAAGAAATAGACAATTTTACAGATGAGAAGTTTAGTATGAAAACGGAAATCAATCTTGCGGAGGTTGAAACAGGCCCCATTCGTTATGTTGCTTCGATGTTATATGATGATGTCAGTGAACGTGAACTTGAACAGGCAGTTCGTTGGATTATTATTCTTCTCATCTTTGTTTTTGACCCTCTCGCAGTTGTCTTGGTTATAGCTGCAAATATCTCTTTGAGGGATTATCGTAAAGAGAGAAAAATGGCTACAAGAACGGTCACGGTGATGCAGGATTTGTCAGACAAAGAAGTGATTGATAAAGAGAATGTTGCTGAATACGAAGAAGAAGACGGAAACGATTTTAAGATTCTAACGTGGGATCTTTTCAAAAAACAATTAAAGGGGAAAAAATGAATGCAAAAGTATACAGCACATCAAGTTGCACTTGGTGTGATAGAGTAATAAAAAATTTAACGGATAGTGGTATAGAAGTTGAGAAAATTGATATCTCAGGTGATAAGAAATTGTTCAAACAAATGAGTGAAGATGTTGGTAAAAAAGTTTCTACTGTACCACAAGTTATCGTTGATGATGAATACATTGGAGGATATACTGAGACCGAGAGATTTATTAAAAACTTGACTTTTTCATCATAAATGGTTATCATTAAGTATGATTAAAAATAATTGAAAGGGAAAATATGAGTTATATGAGTGACCTTGCTAAAGCAGCAGGAAACGAATACGGTATGTTAGTTGACGATGGTATTTTTGGTGGTGAAGTTTCACAATACATTGATACTGGTTCTTATGTGTTTAATGCACTATTGTCAGGAAGTATCTATGGTGGATTACCAGCAAACAAGATAACAGCAATTGCTGGTGAGTCAGCAACTGGTAAAACATTCTTCACATTAGGAATCATCAAGCATTTTCTTGATATGAATCCCACAGCTGGATGTATTTACTTTGAGTCAGAATCAGCATTGACAAGTGATATGCTCAAAGACCGTGGAATTGATACAACAAGAGTATATCATATGCCTGTTGCAACAGTAGAAGAGTTTCGACATCAAGCGGTTAAGATACTTGAAAAATATGGTGAACAATCAGAGTCAGATAGACCACCATTGATGATGTGTCTGGATTCTTTGGGAATGCTGTCAACAATCAAAGAGATGAAAGACGTATCAGAAGACAACCAGAAACGAGATATGACAAAGGCACAAGTAATCAAGGGAACTTTTCGTGTTCTTACGTTGATGCTTGCAAAAGTGAATGTTCCGTTTATTGTCACCAATCATGTCTATGACCAGATTGGTTCGTTATATCCAGTAAAGGTTATGGGTGGAGGTTCTGCTATGCAATACGCTGCTTCTTCTATCGTATTTTTGTCAAAGAGAAAAGAGAAAGATGGAACTGAAGTAATCGGAAATATTATTCATTGTAAGATGCAAAAATCAAGAATGACTAAAGAGAATAAGATGGTTGATGTTCTCTTGACGTATAGCAAAGGATTGAGTAAGTACTACGGTCTTCTTGAAATGGCAGAAGCCGCGGGATTATTCAAGAAAGTATCAACAAGATACGAACTTCCAGATGGTTCAAAACTATTCGGAAAACAGATCCTCAAAAATCCAGAGAAACATTTTACAGAAGACATCTTGAATCAAATTGATAATTACACGAAAGTAGAGTATACCTATGGAAGAACAGAAGACGAAGAAATCGGAGAAGATACCGATGGAGATGACACCAGCGGAGATAAAGAATCATTATAGTATCAAACCAGACCCCGAAGGAAAAGATAGAGCTTGTGTCATAATAGAGAAAGGTCCGTTCAAGGGAGTGGTTGTAGCATATGGAAGATTTCAATTTGCTGATAAAGATAATGAAGATGGAACAACCAAAGCACGTTATGAATATGACATGATTGGTATTCCACCAGAGATGGGAGAAGAAGTTTCTGACCTAGCAGGAGAAGAGTTTGAGTATCTGCTTGGTCTAATTTACATTCATGTAGTCAGTGAAGAATTAGAGGCTCATAAACAAGAAACTGAAGACCAAAAAAACAAAAAATATGATTTCACCAAACCAGTTTTGAATTGACACATGGAACGAATAGAAAATACAATACTCAGAAATTTATTATACAACGAAGAGTTTGCTAGAAAAACTTTGCCTTTTATAAAGGATGAATACTTTTCTCAATATACAGACAAGTCAGTTTTCAACGAAATCTATAAATACTTTGACAAGTTCTCCAACCTACCTAGCAAAGAAGCTCTTATCATCGAATTGAGTGATAGGAATGATTTGACAGAAGACCAATTCGGTATCACTACTGAATTATTAAATGAAGCTGAGGCGACTCATCAAAAAGAAAATAGAGAAGATTTATCGTGGTTACTTGAAAGAAGTGAAAAGTTTTGTCAGGATAAAGCACTCTATAATGCAATCACAGATTCCATAGGAATATTCGATGAATCTACTAAATCAGAAATTTCCAAAGATGCTATCCCTACTATCCTATCTGATGCTTTATCTGTTACTTTTGATACTCATATCGGGCACGATTATCTCGACAATTCTGTGGAGCGGTTTGAGTTTTATAACAGAAAAGAAGAAAAAATACCTTTCGACTTAGAATATTTCAACAGAATTACTGGTGGAGGTCTTCCAAGAAAAACTCTCAACATTGCACTTGCTGGAACAGGAGTAGGTAAATCTCTATTCATGTGTCATATGGCTTCAAGTTGTCTTACTGAAAATCAAAATGTTCTTTATATCACATTAGAGATGGCGGAGGAAAGAATTGCTGAAAGGATTGATGCTAATCTTATGAATGTTCCTTTGGATTCTCTCAAGAATATGCCCAAGACCACTTACACGAAGAAGATAGAGAAGTTACAGGGTAAAATCAAGGGAAAATTGATTATAAAGGAATATCCCACAGCAACTGCATCGACAAACAACTTTCGTGCTCTGATAAACGAACTGAAGATTAAGAAGGGGTTCGTACCAGATATTATATTCATGGATTATCTAAACCTTTGCACTTCTACACGATACAAGAATAACATATCTGCTGGTTCGTATTTCGTTGTTAAAGCAATCGCTGAAGAACTGAGAGGGTTAGCGGTAGAATGTAATTTACCTATCGTATCTGCTACTCAGTTGAATCGAACAGGGTTTATGAGTTCAGATGTTGGTCTAGAAGATACCAGTGAAAGTTTTGGATTACCTGC